CCACGGTTTACGCCTCCCCATACCGTGGAATGTTTCCCGCGGTTGTTCCAAGCAATCCTTCGATAAATATCCCCACATTTTGAACAATACACAATACTGGAAAGTGCGTATTTGCTACTGTAGACTCGTTTCTTTCGGTTCACACCGCTGTGAAGATTGGACCTTCTGAGCATTTCTTCCTGCACCTGCATATAAAGGTCACGGGGGATAATCGGTTTGTGACTGTTTTCTACATAATACTGTGGAACGATGCCGTTATTCTTCACTCGCTTTTTGGTAAGGACATCCACGGTGTATGTTTTTTGCAGAAGGGCATCCCCAATATACTTCTCGTTTTTCAGAATTTTCTTCACTGATTCAGGACGCCACTTTGGTTTTCCTGCACCCGTTAGAATACCATCCTTCATCAAGCCGTCTCCGATTTGTTTTAGGCTTGCGCCCTGTAGATATTCTCGGTAAATTCGTTTGACGATTTCTGCCTCGGTAGGCTCAATGATAAGGTGTCCATCTTCATCTTTGGTATATCCCATAAAGCGATTATGGTTGACCTGCACCTCTCCCTTCTGAAATCGGAACTGCATCCCCATCTTTACATTCTGGCTTAAGGATTCCGACTCCTGCTGTGCAAGACTGGCCATAATGGTCAGCAGAACCTCTCCTTTAGAATCCATTGTGTTGATGTTTTCCTTTTCAAAAAACACAGGAATATTCTTTTTCTTCAGCTGTCTTATGTAGCGAAGGCAGTCCAAGGTATTACGAGCAAATCGGCTGATGGACTTGGTAATAATCATATCAATATGGCCTTCCATGCACTCGGAAATCATGCGGTTAAACTCCTCACGCTTTTTGGTATTGGTGCCTGAGATACCATCATCTGCAAATATTCCGGCAAATTCCCATTCCACATTTTTCTGTATAAAATTAGAATAATGTTCCACCTGTGCATCATAACTTGTAGCCTGCTCATCGCTGTCGGTACTGACACGGCAGTACGCTGCGACCCTGAGCTTCGGCTTTGCTTCTTTATTTACTGTGTTTCCCACACGTCTTCGTGCCGGGATAACTGTGATACTCTTATTCAACTATCGCCACCTCGCTTTCAATTAAGCTGTAGGCATATTCTGCCTGTTCAAATGGATCTGCAAATTTTCTCTCAACAGACGGCATGGTAAACCTTGTATCTGCCATTGGTTTTGGTGCAGCCTGCAGTTCTCTGACCCTGCCCAAGGAAGATGCCCTTGCTATTCGGATTTCCTCCGCCTTATCAAATCGCTCCCTGTCGATAATGGCAAGATAATATTCGTCCCCAAGATAATGCTTGTTTCTTAACATTCTGCCTGCACTGCCATGAAAAATATCAAGACCCGCATTCTCTGATGCAGTCTTTAATCCAAGTCCTGCAATGTAACCGTCAAACAGCTTTCTGACTGCTTCCGCCTGTTTTTCATCGACTTCTGCTTTTCCATTCACAATTTTGTATCCGTAGGGTATATGTGCCATTATCCCACCAGCCTTTCCTTTAATTTCAGTCCGCACTTTAATTCAAAGACGATTTCTTCCCTTGAAAGCACGATAATCCCTTCCACATGGGAAAGGAATATCTCATCCGAATATTCCGTCAGCATCTCGCTGCCGAGTACAAATTTCATAAGTTTTTCTAAGGCTTCAATCTTTGTCCTGTCACCACTGACCGTGTTTATCATCTGTTTCTTTCCTTCCTGCAATTGCTTCTCTTCCAAAATTAAAGCCGTAATCTTTTTGCTGAAAAGAGCCGGCTCTAACAGTCCGCTTGCCATTACACTTGTCAGCACCTGCCTTTGCTCCATGTTCTTTTCTAGCTTTGTTTCATATTCCTGTATCTGCAGGAGCCTGTTCTTATCATCAAATCCCTGCAGGCTGTGAAGCAATGGCTTTAATATACGCTGATGGGCAAATACCAGTTTATTCATCATGGTAAGGAACGCCGCCTTTATGCCATCATCCGTAATGTACTTCATGGAGCAGGAATACCTGTCCTCGATATGATGGGTGCAGCACCAAGCAATGTAACTTCCGCTCGGCTTATAATGGCTTCTTCTTTTAAAGACTCCGCCGCACTGTCCGCATTTGATTCTGCCTGAGAAGCCATAACGATTCTGATAGCGTTCGGTTCTCTCACCATTTCCTTTTTCCTTGCCACGCTGATTTAGAACCTCGTTTGCCTTTTCAAAAATCTCGTGGCTTACAATCGGCTCATGATGGTTCTCACACAGATATTGATTCAACTCACCATCATTTGTATGGCGGCTAAATTGGCTGTCGGTGTAGGTCTTTTGGAAAATCACATCACCTGTGAATTTTTCATTGCGGATAATCGCATTGATGGCTCCGGGGGTCCATTTTCTTCCTTTTTTGCTTGCCACGCCGCTGTCATTTAGTTCCTTTGCAATGATATGGGTGCTTTTCCCGGCAAGCGTATCTTCAAATATCTTTTTAACAACCTCTGCCTGCTTCGGCACAACAATCATTTCTCCGTCTGCATTTTCATAGCCATAAGGCGGATAAGAAATGATGTAGGTTCCATTCTGGAAGCGTTTCTGTATAGACCATTTGTTGTTTTCAGAAATAGATACCGACTCGCTTTCCGCAAGGCTGCTTAAGATGGAGAGCATTAATTCGCTTTCCATGCTGTCCGTATTAATATTCTCCTTTTCAAAAATCACGGTAACATTCAGACCAATCAGCTTTCTCACCAGTTCCAGACAATCCGTAGTATTTCTGCTGAATCGGCTGATGGACTTTGTAATAATCAAATCAACAAGACCTTTTTCACAGGAATCTATCAGAGAATTCAGACCGTCACGGCACTCCTTTTTTGTGCCTGTGATACCCTCATCATAAAATACCCCTGTGTACTCCCACTCGTTATTGGACTTGATGTAATCCTCATAATGTGCCTTCTGCGTATCAAGACTGATAAGCTGTTCATCACTTGCTGTAGATACTCTGCAATAGGCAGCCACACGGGTTTTCTTCTTAACTGATAAGGCTCTATTTTCTTCAATTTTTGTTATCCTTTTCATCAACTCACCTCACTTTCGGTATGGACATATTCCCGTACTAATCGATATATATCAAGTCATTTAGGGCATAATCTCAGCTAAATATGGAGAGAAAGTTTGGCGGTTTCTTTCGCTTATTTTGTTGAATTCATCCACAGAAATCAGACCTTTATCAAGCAGTGCTTTTGTCATTTTTTGTGCTATACAATATTTATAGTCACCGCACAGCTGTTCTTCAGTCATGCGAGATTTCATAAGGATATGTGAACTGCCCGGCTCTGTAATTTTTGTTACTGTTTTGTTCTCATCATTCATTAGAAAAGCACCTCCTACCTTATAGCCTTGGCAAGAAGTGCAATCTGACGATTTCTAATCTTTTTTATAGAAGCTGCATTCGTACCCATCTGCCCGGAGCAGAAGTCCTGAAATCCAAGGCGGGGTCCTTCCCATCTGATCGCACACGGCATCAATGGGGACTCCCATGCTGCACTCAATAATCAGTTCATCATGAACATGACCGCAGATAAAACAATGAGATAAGGTGCGCATGGCATAGGCAAGAATGTCACGGCTGATTGCCTGCACGATATTTTCCACGAACTTGGGACCGTAGCTTTCGATGCGTTCCCATTTCTTCGTACCGCCCACACCTTCATAGGTCACTGCCTCGCCGCCGAAACGGTTCTCTCCCATATGCGGCTTCACATAGGAAAGCCGTCTGCCGCTTGGCAGCTGAATGAACAGCATACCGCTCTGATAGAAAAAGCGGATGCCGTGTGTTTCTGTGGTTACTCTGTTCTTGACCGTATCCTTTACGCATCTGTCAACATCCCACCAGAAACGCACAATGTTAGGATTGGCTGACCTCCACGAATCCACAAGCGGCTGGAGTTCTTCCTCTTCAAGTCCCATATCCAAAGCACCCATTGCTTTCAATGCACCGACCGAACCGCCGTAGCCGAGAGCCAATTCTGCGATTTTGCCCTTTTGACGGAGATGCCCATTGACACCATGTTTTTCCACAGGCACACCCAACATGGCAGATGCCGATGCGCAATAGATATCCCCGTTATTCTTAAAGACCTTGCTTCGCCAGCTTTCTTTGGCAAGATATGAAAGCACCCTTGCTTCAATGGCAGAAAAATCCGCCACTACAAATTTCATCTCGGCTCTCGGCACAAAGGCTGTGCGGATAAGCTGCGACAGGGTATCTGGGATATCATCATATAAAAGTTCCAGCGCAGTATAATTGCCGGACTCTACAAGACCACGCGCCTGCCTTAAATCCGGCATATGATTCTGAGGCAGATTTTGAAGTTGAATCATTCTGCCAGCCCATCGGCCGGAACGGTTGGCACCATAAAACTGAAACATTCCTCTCGTTCTGCCGTCCTCACAGACTGCATTCTGCATTGCCTGGTATTTCTTTACAGAGGACTTGGATAGCTGCTGCCGTAGAAGCAGAACCTCCGCCAGCTCCTTAGGTGCTGTTTTGACCGCCTGTGCTACTTCCTTTTTGCCAAGGCTGTCCAGCTCCAGACCGTTATCCGCCAGCCACCGTTTCATCTGCACCACAGAGTTTGGGTTATCAAGATTGGTCAGTTTCCGCACTTTCTCTGCCAGCTCTGCCTTGGACTTCGCATCAAAAGAAATGGCATTCTCCACAACATCCATATCAAGAGCAATCCCACGGTCATTGATTTCTTGGTCGAGGTGGTATTCGTCCCACACGAAATCTGGCACAGGATATTTTTTCAGCCTGTCCTGTATGGACATCTCAACCTCGACGTCCCGCTTGTTATAGAACTTGAACAGATTCCACTTTTCCATATCATGCTCCGGCAGATTGCGTGTCCTGCCGCCGTTGACCTTGGTCGGCTTGCAGGGAACACAGAAATATCGGATGAGGTCTTTGCCTTCCTTCAGCTTTTTTTCTTCCAGCCCAAGCACCGTGCCGGCACCGGCAAGAGATAACGGCAGTCCCATATATGCCGACCAAACACATGAGCATTTCCATGCGGCTGGGTCAAGGTAATCTCTTACTGTGTCCTCATCGATGCTGTAACTGCTGAAGTAATGCGGATGGTTTCTTTTCATCCATACCGAAAGACAGACCCTCTCGAATGAACTGTTAAATGCCCATTTTGTCACGCTATCATCTGTCAGTGCCTTAATAATTTCTATAGGAACTTTCTCGCCGCAAGCAACATCTATCACCTGAACTGCTCCGCCATCAACGGCATATCCAAACAGCAGAATTTCAAAATTGGATGACTGCGTATAACGGTATACGCCACATTTCTGTAAATCAACATCTGAATACGTTTCTAAATCAATACTTATAGATTTCATTTCCTCTCCATCCTATGAAAATTTAAGCGGTAAAGGTTTCCCTCTACCGCCCGTGTGTTATTTTAAATAGCCTTTTTCCTTCAACTTACCAATCGTGTTTTTCCCTAATTTATAAATCCCTTTGATAGCCATATTGGCGCAGTCTAAAATAGTATAGGCAGCAATTACATAGATAAAAATTGCCCCTGCTGAAACTACTAACTGCTTCTGAAATTCATAACTGAACATCTTTCATCCCCCTATGCTAAAAAATCTTCATCATCACCGGTCGCAAAATCATCCTCAGCACGGCTCTTTCCGCCAAGTGCCTCTCCGTCTTTCATCTTCTGGAGGTTGTTCAGACCGCAGGCAATACCCTTATTGCCGTTAGAGTTGAAGGCATAAAAGTTAATGCTGGCACGGCCATACACACCGCTGTATACCTCGCTGCGGTCAATGATAGGCTGACGGTCTGCATCTACGATGCCCGGAGCAGCTGCACTGTTTGCATTGATGAAGTAGCTGTTTGCATAGGCTTCATCATCAGGACGTTCCAAATCGCCATCCCTCATTGGTGTCTTAAGTACGGAAAGGGCAGGTACAGTTTTGCCACTTCCCTTAAGCTTAGATTGACCCCCCTCATAAGCAGATTGAATAGCCGCTTTAATTTTATTGACGGTTACTGTATCGTCCTTAGGAATGATAAGGCTCACGCTGAATTTCGGTGCGCCGCCGTTGATGGATTTCGCATCCCATACATTTGCATAAGACCAGCGTGTTTTTACTCCTGTGATTACCTTTGTAGGGTTCGTATAATTTTTTGACATATCATTTGTCCTCCTTAAAATCGTTTGCTGCTGTATTCATAGCCGGACGCTTGTCCGACATCGGTACTAAGGTTGGCTTGCCCTGTGGCTTTTCAATAAAGCCGGAGAGCAGTTCTTCAAATCTTGTCTTGCCGAGCAGTTTGGTCATTGCCGTAATACCCAGAACCTTATGTTCATATGGGTCATATCCGGCATCCTTAACCGTATCCACCACAGCGGTTTCATTGACATATTTCCTGTTGGAGCGTCCTTCGACAATCTTCCAGTCTTTCCACCCCTTGCCGCTGACTGCCTGCTGCAAAGCGTATTCCTTGATATCGCCTGCCCAAGATACCAGTGCATCAACTTTTGAAAGAATGGCCTCTATCTCATCATCTTCAAGGGTGGAAGGCATCTCAAAATCGTAACGCGCAAGTTCAAGGTTGTATTCGGCTCTCTTGCGGCAGGTGGCTTTTACCTTACAGAACTGACAGTGGTCTCCGGCTTTGTATTCACCCTCACCCTTTGCCGCCAGCTGTGCTGTTGGACTCAGCACTTCATCCGCCCATTTCAGAAGTTCTTCTTTGGAAATGGTGTATGTGCTGACACTATCCCGCCTTGGCTGGAAGATAGTCATGGTCACCGAATCAATATCATAGATACCGTCAAACAGTTGTAAGGCTCCCAGTGCATAGCACATCATCTGAGGATTCTTTTCTGCATCCACCAAAATTCCGACACCATACTTAAAATCAATGACGGTCAGCGTTTCATCTGCAACAATCACGCAGTCCCCGGTGCCGAAGCCCTGCGGCACCCATTTGGAAAAATCAAGATGCTGTTCAATTAGAACAATAGGGTCTTTGCATTTTTCTTTTGCCACAGCAAGCTGCTCCATCACATACTGGGCATACATATCCGAGCAGTCCGCCATTTCTTCATCGAAGAAAGTAAGGTTTTCTGTTGGATCTTTCGATTTCTGCCCCAGTGCTGTTTTCAGTTTGTGTTCGCAAAGGCTGTGGGCATCGGTGCCCTGCATTGCAAACTCGCTTGTGGTGTCACCGACCTTAGCACACTGCAATGCCGATGGCGGACACTCCAGCCACCTGTGACTGGAGGATGCTGATAAGACTGCGTGGTCCAGACCGGTCTCTCTTGCACCTACAGTACAATTCACCTTCTGTTTATTGGGCATTCCCAAGTACCTCCACTTCAGCAAGCAGTGCCTTATATTCTGCTGGATTTATCCCAGACAGCTTTTCTGCACCATGCTTTGTAAGGATTGCTTTGACTTCTGCCGTATAGCCTTTGCGGGATTTATCCGCACACACGGCTCTGACATCTTCCAACGTGAGTGCTTTTTCTTCCGGCACTTCAGCTTTTGGCTCCTCGTTGGTTTTCTTCTTAACAGCAGTCTTTTTTACAGGCTGCATTGCGTCCTTTCCACTGCTGAACAAATCAGCCAGTTCTTCGGAAATACGTACCAAGGTTTCGCCGCACTTTTTGAGTTCATCCACGAGCATGGATAATTCGCTTACTTTACTCACGATGTCGCACCTCCTTCCTTAACCGTACAAATGGAAACTTCTTCCACGTTGTCACCGGGTACAAGAATTGTGAGTTTCTGTTTTCTTCCGAGGAAGAAGCATAGAATACGTTCTCGTACACTAATACTACGGCAAGAAAGAATACCATCTGATTTTGCCTTCTTGGATACACTGATTTTCAAATTGTGTTCCATCTTTATCACCTCTTTCCGAGAGTGTTTTTTGACCCTCTACCTAATAGCCTTGAGAAAGTAATGAATCTGACGGTTTTGAAAAAATATAAATAAAAAAAATAAACCCACCAAGAAAATTCATCCTCAGTGGGCATCAAATTATCTATTCTATTTCCTAACTAAAGCATATAGTAAAACCGCTCCAACTCCGTAGGCTACATTCCTCTGATTCTTAATTGCCTGCATTTTTTTCTTCTCCTCGGACGCGTACGTTTTCAAGGATGCGTTGGCACCCTGCAATAAGTCCGTCTGCATCTGTGAGGTTTTCTTCAATACAGTCAGCTCGCTCTGCAGCATTATCGACTGCTGCTTCGCCTTGTTCAATTCCGTCTTGGATATTTCGAGTTCGGTCTTCAGCAGACTCAATTCCTTCTGTGATTTCTCGTTCAGTTGTTTCAGCTGAGCCAAGTTGCTCTCTAACTGATTCAACTCCTGCTCCGTTATCCTGTACTCCGCTGCATAAGAAAAGGCAGGCAAGAATACTAACGATAATAAGAACAATAATGCTGTAAAATACATATTTTTTCTTTTCATCCGACATTTCCACCACCTCAAAACTACTATTTTTAGCCATTTTCCACCATTTGCGGTTATTACCTCACCAAGCGTATTTAATCTTTGTAGGGCAAATACCTGACAGAGCCTTATTTAAAGCCGCTGTAAGCCATTTGTACGAGCCATTTTCTTTAGACTTTCAAATATTTTTTTGCCACCAGGCTGCTTTGCCGCGAATTACTTGACCACCTAGTTTTAGTTCGTCCGTAAGCGGTGCATCCAGTAAATACCACAAATCCCATCGTTCACAAGTTGTTGATGGACCATAGTCATCTTCTTCAGCTGCCTCACAGTGGGTTTTAACATGAGCATAATCAATAGGCAGATCCAGTTCTTCACATAAAACCGCCACAACCTTTGCCACCCCATCGATTTGGTCTTGCGTAGGTGGATAATCGCCAAAGTCTGTATTGTAACCACTATGTGCTTCTGCCCCATAACAGCCTGCCATGCAGATACCAATGGCTTTGCTGTTTCTATGCCAAGTATGTGCCAAAAGCTCCGTTAAATCATCTGTGCTGGCATAAATACTTCCATCGGCATCTACGTTAATATGGTAATCATCAAAAAACTGATGGTACCTTCCTGCGCTCCAATGTACATAAATTTTATCAATATAGCCTTTAGCAGCTTGAGCCATTTCTCTTAACTCATCTAAGGTTATTTTTCTCATGCTTCTCATCCTCCTCAAACTTGTCCGGTATTCCATTATTGTTCATATCAATAAAACAGCCTGCTATGAAGGTCATAAACCCTATCATAGCAGGCCCAATCATTTCTTTAATTACCGCCAATAA